GTAGATGGTACTAATGCTATTCAAAGTTTAGAAGGCATTATTGAAGATCCAAAATTAGAGCAAGACATTAAAAAGAAAGCTTCAGAAGATGCTAACGCAGATATTAGATCTTTAGTTAAAGCATGGATTGATGAAAATGCACCTGAAGTTGCTGAAGAATTAGATTTCGGTGATATGACTGATGAACCAGCAGTTGGTGCAGATGAAGTTGAACCACAACAAGAAGCATCAGGATATGAAGGGCAATCAGAGCCATATGCTCATGCAATTTATGTTGACGGAGACTATGACGAAGATAGAGGCATTGATGAAAAGGCTTGTGCATCAATGGAAAAAGAATTACAAAGCAAAGGTATTAAGGCTGCTTGTGAACCAGACGAAGCCAAACAAGGCGGCGTTATAATTCATACAATGACTCCTAGAGAGAAAATTTTAGATGCTCTAGAACAAGCAGGTTATCAAGCAGAATCATATGCAGAAGAAGGCGTTACTAAAGAAGGCGGAATGTCAGACATAATGATTGGTGTTGATGAATTAATTTCAGACTATACCAACGACGGTGACAAGGAAAGTGGACTTAAGATGTCCAAGCAAGAAGTCATTAATGCAATCAAGGGCGAGAAAGCGGATCCGATGGAGATCAAATTTGCCATCGATACAATTGAAAACGACTTTGATGACAAAGGCAACTACAAGTATGTAGGACAGGATGATATGCCCGAAGGTAATGAATTTAGCAAAAAAGTTCAGGACCTAAAATCACAGGGTGCTAAGAAAGGCACTAAGTTTAAGACTTCAGACGGTGAAGAACATACACTAGAAGATGTTGCAAAATTTGTACATTCGTTTTATGATACAAATTCAGGCACATTCCCTAAAGGACCAGAAGGCGTTGCAGTAATGGTAGACAAAAAGTTTGGTGAACAGGCTGGAACAATTGCTCGTAAAATGGTAGAAAGAATGGCTCCACACCAAGAACAAGGCGCAGAAGAACTAGAAGAATTAGAACGTATTAAATCACTTATACAGTTTTAATGATTTTCTTTATTGATTTTTTTAATTAATCATTTATAATAGAGTTAAATAGAAGTGTAGTAGCAATACTACACTTTTATTTTCTAGGTGAACTCAAATCGGACTTTGGGTCAGCATCTCCGATGAACTGTTTACATAATTTAATCTGAAAAGGAGACACATTATGTGGACTAAGCCAGTAGCAGAAGAAATGCGCTTTGGATTTGAAGTTACTATGTACATCATGAACAAGTAATTTTATTTGCGTAAAAACTATGCTCCGCTCACAAAGCGGAGCATTTTTAGTTAACATTCTCAAAAGGAATTATTATGAAAGTTGTTGTAAGGGAGATACCTGAACCTTTCGAAGGACAACAAGCACTAGATCAAAATGGTAACCTTGCTGTCTTTAGTAAAGGAAATTGGTTATCTAAAGATGAATATGATCGCGGAGTCTATCTAAGACTATTAGATATAGGCGACTGCGTTTAGGAAGTAAAAATGGATAAAGCACCAAACCCAAGCGGTTGGGGTTTATTGTTAATCATTGGTTTATTTGCATTTTTAATTTGGTATGGACCTATAAGTAAAGAACCTGATATGCATGAAAGTGTACAGCACGGTACTATTCATTGCGATCAAGATCCTAAAACACTATCAAACATACAATTAGAAATCTGCATAGACATACAATCATTTAATAAAGGATCAGACTATGACAGGTAGAATGATGTTTATTGCTGCACTTATGTCAGGCTGTGCAGGTTATGACATAGAATGGCAAAGAGGCGAAACATACGATCCTGTAGTTTTAGCAGCGTGTAAGGTCGACACAGATGACACAGATTGGCCTTGTATGGAAGAAAACGGCTGCGCTTAAAAACTTTGGAATAAAAAAATTTAAGAATCTTGTTGACAAGATAAATAAAAGAGCACATAATACATATTGTGCATTAGGCATAAATGACATTTTTACATTAGGCAACAAAGGAGGCTACAAAAATGGCAACATTAGCAGAAATCCGAGCTAAACTTCAAGAAGCTCAAACACGTACATCTGGAAACACAGGTGGCGGCGATAACGCAGTTTACCCACATTGGAATATGCAAGAAGGCAAAGAAGCCGTGGTAAGGTTCTTACCAGATGGTAACTCAGCCAACACATTCTTTTGGGTTGAACGTGCAATGATCAAACTTCCATTTGCGGGAGTTAAAGGCGAGTCAGACAATCGTCAAACAATTGTTCAGGTTCCATGCGTGGAAATGTACAATGACGGTACTACTTGTCCGATCCTATCTGAAGTACGTGGCTGGTTTAAAGACAAGTCACTAGAAGATATGGGCCGTAAGTATTGGAAAAAGCGTTCATACATTTTCCAAGGCTTTGTTTCAGATGATCCACTAAACGAAGAAACTACCCCAGATAATCCAATTAGACGTTTTATTATTGGACCACAAATTTTCCAAATTATTAAAAGTGCTTTAATGGATCCTGAGTTGGAAGAACTTCCAACAGATTATCTAAAAGGCGTAGACTTTAGAATTAAGAAAACTTCTAAAGGCGGCTATGCTGATTACTCAACATCACAATGGTCACGTAGAGAAAGATCATTAACTGATGAAGAACAAGCAGCAGTTGATAGTCATGGATTGTTTAACTTATCAGACTTCTTACCTAAGAAGCCAACTGAAGTTGAACTTAAAGTAATGAAAGAAATGTTTGAAGCGTCAGTAGACGGTGAAGCATATGATATGGAACGTTGGGGACAATACTTCCGTCCAGCAGGTATGTCACAGCAGACAGGTGATCCGAATGTAACAAGTAAGGCAGCACCATCTGCACCGGCAGCAGCAACTCCAACTCCAGCGGCAGAGCCAGTAACTGAAACAGCAGCACCAGCGGCTGAAGAATCTACAGCAGGTAATGACAGCGCAAATAGAGCGCAAGATATTCTTGCAATGATTCGTAACAGACAACAAGGCTAATAAAAAATACATAGGGAGTGCTAGTCACTCCCTATAGTATATGGAAGGAGATAAACATGGCAAAACCATTTGATATTAGTAAATTTAGAAAAAGCCTTACTAAAAGTATTGACGGACTTGGTATTGGTTTTAATGATCCCACTGATTGGGTTAGCACAGGTAACTATGCACTCAATTATTTGATCAGTGGAGATTTTCACAAAGGTGTTCCGTTAGGAAAGGTAACTGTATTTGCAGGTGAATCAGGTAGTGGTAAATCATACTTCTGTTCAGCAAATATTGTTAAAGCAGCACAAGATCAAGGTATCTTTGTAGTTCTTATTGACTCAGAGAACGCACTTGACGAACAATGGTTGCAGGCACTTAATGTTGATACAAGTGAAGAAAAATTACTTAAACTTAACATGAGTATGATCGACGATGTCGCTAAAACTATTTCAGAATTTATGAAAGAGTATAGAGAAATGGCAGAAGAAGATCGTCCGAAAGTATTGTTTGTAATTGATTCACTAGGTATGCTACTGACTCCAACAGATGTTGATCAGTTTGACAAGGGTGATTTAAAAGGTGATATGGGTCGTAAGCCTAAAGCACTAACAGCACTTGTTCGTAATTCGGTTAATATGTTTGGTTCACATAATGTAGGACTTGTAGCAACTAATCACACTTATGCATCACAAGATATGTTTGATCCAGATGATAAAATCTCAGGTGGTCAAGGCTTTATCTATGCAAGTTCAATTGTAGTAGCAATGCGTAAATTGAAACTGAAAGAAGATGAAGACGGTAACAAAGTAACTGATGTACGTGGTATTAGAGCGGCTTGTAAAGTAATGAAAACTCGTTACGCAAAACCGTTTGAAGCAGTACAGGTTAAGATTCCATATGAAACAGGAATGGATCCTTATTCAGGACTGGTTGATTTATTCGAAGGTAAAGGTATTTTGAAAAAAGAAGGCAATAGACTTAAATACACTGACCTTGCAGGCAATGACCATATTGAGTATCGTAAAGCGTGGGTTGGAGATAAATTAGATATGATAATCTCAGACCTTAATGCTAAACCAGAACTCATTGATCAAGAAGAAGTTGTTGAGGAAACTAGCAAGGAGGCTGAAGTAGCAACTAGTGGAGAATAAATGAATATGAATCAAGATTTAATCGCTGATATTTGGAACATGATGTCTGAACATATTGCTGAAAACAAAAAACGTGATTTAGCAAAAGAGTATATTAATACACTGTTAGACTATGGTGTGAGCGAACAAGTTATTGAGGGGTTATTTGGCATTGACACATATCTCGACGAAGCAGTTGAATATGTTATCGATGAAGACTCATATGATGAACCTGATGATAATGACGAGTGGGACTAATGAATTGGTACGATAAAGTATCTAAGAACATTTCTAATATTCCTGACGCAGTAGCTTATTACGAATCGGAACTATTAGAAGCAAAAAAAGAAACAGGCATCAAAGGCAGAATTGAAACAGCTTCTGCAACAATGCCTGCTATTGTTGAAACTCGTTTTAATCAACTACAAGAAATAGAAGCAATTCTTGAATATTTAAATATTGAGCTACGTCGACTACGTTCTACTCACTTTAGAAAGTATGTTGAAAACTATCAACGTGCATTAAGTTCTAGAGATGCTGAGAAGTTCGTAGACGGCGAAGCCGATGTTGTTGATTTTGAAAAAATTATCAACGAATTTGCTTTGTTAAGAAATAAGTGGTTAGGTATTATTAAAGGCTTAGACATTAAACAATGGCAGTTATCAAACATTGTTAAGTTAAGAACAGCAGGCCTTGATGATGCAACACTTTAAAATTCATACCCTAAAGTATCAATTTCAATTTTATATTTTTGGTAAACATAATCTTTAGTTTTTTGATTATAATAATCTCTATAATGATTATGTGATCCTACTTCTAATCTAGGAAGGTCTGGCATCTCAACAAATAAGATATTTCGTAGATGATGCCAATCTTCATTTAGATTTTCGTATCTTAAAATCATATCATCTTTATTGATATAATTTAATTGTGAATGTTTTAAAGTTTTTCTTACTTCCAAATATTCATATATACCATCGTTAAACTCTTTTTCTAGCATTGGATATTTGCTACGCCATGATGCTTTTTTATCGTGCGTCCAACCACTAACAATTCTTTCCCACGGGTTTCTAACTATAGTGAATACAAAACCTAAATCTTCTTTTAATACAGATCTAGGAGAATGTTTACGTCCAATTAGTTCACCACCTATAGATAATAACGCATTTGTAACACTTGTACCAGCAGTTTTAGGAATGTGTATGTATGTGAATCTTTTAGGTTCTTTAACAAGTATTGCCATTAAAGTTTGCCTTGAGACCTCATTTCTGCACGTATGTCTGTTGCGCTGATATTATGTATGTCTTCACCTAAATCGTGTTGAGTAAATGTATAACCTACTCCTCTTCCATAACTAATATCAACTATATTTGGTACTTGAACTAGAATA